CCGGTAGGAACTTCAGCCTGCTGTTTCATACGATCCAAGAATGCAAGATTAATAATATCTGCACTTGTTATTAAAGCATCAGAAGCTTTATCATTCACTCTCATAACGTGATTTGAATCAGGCTCAGTCGGATTCTGTGCAAATGTCTTTTCCGCAACACGATAAGAAGAATCACCACAAAGATGAGCAAATGCCATCGCTGACAATTTATCAGCCCACCAGTATTGCAGACCCTCTTTTGCCCGCTGCATAAGATCATAAGGAATTCTCTGCTGTTCCATCTTACCACCGGTAGATACAGCATGATTCAGTTCTTCGATTGTTGAGTTAAAGTCTCTGAAGATTAATCTCTCTTCATTACCTTCAACAGTATCACGACCGACAATACCTTCACCGCTCAACGGCAGCTGGATACCGAAGGTAATCTTATCACCTTCCCCTTTGCCAAGATCGCTTTTCATTTCTATAATACTATTTGCTCCGGAACCAACCAGATCATTAATCTCCGTAGCGGGCATCAATATAGAATATAATTCCTTTGCCCACTTTTTTCTGGTGAGATTATCATTTGTTACGAATACAGTTTCAGCCATTTAGCTATCTCCTATTTAAGTTTATTTTGCATATAAAGTTCATACACATCTTTTGGTACTGTTCCAATCTGATCCTCCGGAAGAGCATCAATCTTTGCCGCAGTCCAACCAGTCTTAGAAGTGTTTTTAGCACCATCCAAGTTGTTAATGCTTGGTGCAACATCTGCGTTCTTCGTAGGGATCAAAGGTTTTACTTTCTTGGCATAGCTAGGGTGTAACTCTTTTATCCTGTCATACATAAGTTTATATGGATTAGGTCTTGACCATATCTCATTTTCAATATTTGCTATAATATCATCCATAGATGCTTCACCAGGATTATCAGCATTCCAAGCCTTTGCCCACACCTCAACCATATCATCAAAGTTAGCTCGTGAAACTACTTTATCTACGTCACTATACTTTTCAGATATTTTCATTGTTTCAAGGTATGTTTCTAACTGTGTTATTCTTATCTCCTGCTTATTGAGTTGCAGGACACTCTCATTCTTAGCAGCAATATCTTCTTCCTCATCCACATAGCCATCATCATCCTCCTTGTCATTGGATGTCTGCGGATTCTTTAGTTGTTCTTTAATAGTCCGCATTTCCCTTCTTTGATCTCGAACCATTTGCCTCAGTTCAATTATTTCACTGTCCTTAGTGGCAAGTACTTCTTTTTCTGCTTCATCAAGATCACTGGTATTCTTAATAACATCGTCAGTTTCATCAGTCTTTGTAGAATCATCCGCCGTTTCCTCAGAACCATCATCCTGAGTCTCATCAACGCCAGTGTTGTCATTTGCCTGAATGTCGTCAGTGACAATCTCGTCCTGTGTTGATTCAATTACTGCTGTTTCCGCCATAACTTACTCCTTCTTAGTGTTAGTTGTTTTGTTTATTTTAGCCATTTCAAAAGCGTACTCACGCTCTATTCTTGCTTCATTATAAGCGGCTACCTGTTTCTTAACCATAAAAGGTAATCCCATATAATCAAGTATTATTTCGGGTGGAATAGATCCTGGATTATTCTGAGCCATATCCATAAGCATCTGAGCAATCCCTCTTCTCATTGTAACATTCTCAGCTTCTTCATCCACAATCAAGTCAAACTTCGTTGCTGTTATATCATTAAATCCATCCTGCTCAGGATTAAGTTGTGTATTAATCTGCATCAATTGAGCACCCTCTTCTCCTTCAAGTCTAACAATGTAAGGCTGTTTCATATACTGTTGTATCATTGAAAGCAATATCTTTCCGGCCTGTACTCTACTTTTCCTAAAGTTTGAAAAGAGTATATAAAGAACGGCTACATTTGACTCAAGTCTCATTCGAGCGGTAACACCGGCTTCCCTTGAAGATGTCTGGATACCCATAAGTGAATCTTGTATTCCACTAACATCTTTCATTGACTGTGTATATACACTATCAAGCTGTCCGTAAATGGGATTTATCTGGGGTTGCTCAGAAAATTTAATCCTACTTAAGCCACCTTTTATAAGCTTCAATATAAAGTTAGGCTTAGCTGAATGCTGTTCATATTCCTCCTGATTCTGAATCGTTCCGACCTCTCCAAGTAATAGTCCCTTAGGGGATGTCTGAAGTAAATGACCAAGTTGCCTTCGCATAGTATTCAACATCTTCTGAGGATCTTTCATTTGATTAATAGCACCAAACCAACAGTTAGTATCCTCATCCTTATAAGCACCATAAAGTACAAATGGATAAAGCTGATGTTTATAGGGACTTCTTCCTTTGCTCATAACATATGGACCTGAGAATAAGCAATAGTATTTCCTTTTAACAAAGTTCTCTTGGTGTACAAGTGAATCCATCTGAAGCATCTCACCATCCTCCATAGGAATACCCTCTTGTAATCTTTTCTCAAGATCCTTAAAATCATCTATACTAAGGTTATCAGATTTTCCTGTTAAAGGATTAATAAACCAAATTGCTTTTTCTACAAGAGTATACCACATTTCTACAAGTCTAAACAACCTATTAGCGGGGTCAAAGAAAGACGGTCTATTTAATCCACCCTGCTCTAACATAGAAACCATAGCACCATCAAACTTAGGTATATACTGCTTCATCTCATCTTCAGTAAACCATTTAGAACAGCCGATGAACTTTGCATCACTTAAATCATATTCAATGCTGTTAGGATCAAGTACCATATCCCTACCTGGGACGCGAGTATTCTTAATCTCTGGCTCAAAAGGATTTGAACTATCTACATAATAGTGTAAAAAACTTCTACCACTTTTTACAGTATGTTCAAAACACTCCATCTCTTTGTCAGATGCTCGTTGCAAATATCTAAAGTGTTTAAAGGCCCCATTCATTAATTGTGCCAAAGGTTCATCCTCCATACCAACTGGCAACAAGGTTGGCTCCCTTCTAATCTGATCAGCCATACCCACCAGCATATCAATCTTTGGCTTGATCTCATTAAAGACTGTCGTTGGTCTATTCTGAAGAGCAAGATCTGCCATGACAGCCCTTGAATCCTGTCTGCCCGAATAGAAGTTATAGTCTTCAATAGCCTCTTCATTCCACCTTGTTTCAGGAACACTGCCTTCAGCTTCTTGTAAATACTCAGTAAGTTTATTAAGAAGCTTTAAATCTTCTTCGTTCTCCGTGCCCAGAACTTCCTCGTATCCAAAGCTTCTAGGTTTATCTACAATAAATACAGACATATATTCTCCTAAACTGTCATCCAAGAATCTTTATTAAAAGACATTTGCATTCCCTGTTTTGATTTATCTACCTTCTTTTCAGACTTAAACATCATATGGGCATAGCCCGCAAAATATTCAGTAAGTCCTAAAGCATCTGCTATATTTGGAGATAACAAACCTCTCATCTTCATTTCTCTTTTAGACTCAACTTTTACGGCACCTGTCGTTTCGTTATAGGAATAAAGAGGGGAAGCTAATTCATTACAAAGCTCTTCACTCTCGGAGTTATCCGGAAAAGAATATCTACCCTTTTCACAGTTCTCTCTCATAAGCCACCAGAGTTCATCCCTAAGTCTAAAATAAGCGTTCTTATCACTAGAGCTTACTGAAACATTTACTCCATATACATTAGCCTGATTATGTTTATTAAGCCAATCAAACACACCAGCACCAATACCAATCTCATCAATAGCAACACCCTCGGCTTCAACATCCCTATAAACATGATTTACTCTTGCAGCTACATCTATAACATTCATAGACTCTATTGTTTCCCACATCTCTATATTATGTCCACGTCTTGGAAGTATAACAGTTTTATCATCACCAAATCTAGCTACATCAACACCCAAGAATCTGGGTTCAGCATCCGCTACAATTATATCGTTTCCAATACACTGTCTTGCCCAATGTAAAGGAATAAGTGTATTATCATTACTTAATGGAGGATCTCCCATAACTCTAATCCTGAACACATTTGAGTCTTCTCCATACTTAATTCTAAAATAGTCGATCATATCTTTAGATACATTCTCACTATCCCTTGAATCCCAGTGTAATTTTTCCCATCTCTTAGACAACTTTGTATCAAAATGAGTTTCATGAAAGTAACCAAGATTCTTAGTCATATTACCTATAAGGATAGTTCTATTATCTTCCTGTGTCATAGCACCTTCAAGGGGTGTAAACACTGGATCAGGAACGCCACTAGCTTCATCCACAATAATAAGCAAATGATCACCATGTAGACCCGCCAATGTTTCCGCTTGATCTTCTTTAGAACCCTTAACCTGTGGAGATATGGGTCGAACCCACCACTCTTTCGGTGCAGACTTATGAAAGAATTTATCTTTCTGGTGTACAAATTCATCTTGAAGTTTACTCCTTCTAAACCATTTCGCAAGCTCACTCCACAAAATATCATTAAGCTGTCTTGCAGTAGGTGCCGTACATGCTACCTTAGCGTACGGTCTTGTTGACATAAACCATAAGATAATCCATGCAGCAAATGCATCTTTACCTGTACCATGACCAGATCTAATAGAAAGTCTTTTACTATGACCAACTTTTTTAAGTCCATCAATTTGTTGTTTACTTGGAACAACATCAATACAATCCTGAACAAACCTAAGAGGACTGTCTTGCCACTTTCTTATTCTTTCAGTTATTAATGGATCTAAACTCATATCTTTCATAGCTTGGGCATCCCATCATCTGGCTCTTCGGCAGAAACGTCAATAATTGACTCATCTACTGGCAACGCATCTTCTTTCTCTATGTGTACAAGATAAGAAACAAGTCCTTTTATTTCACTAGGTTTTCCATCTATAGTTAATTCATTCTTCTTAACTATATTAAATATCTGTGCGAGTTCTAGCGGAGAACATTGTTCAAGTTTATCTTCATCACCAAGCACATCTAAAAGTTTAGCCTGTATTTCAGTAAGCTGTAAAGACTGTACCTTTTTGTAATGTGATAAAACAGTATTATTCTCTTCAAGACCGGAGATAGTTCTCTTCAGCCTCTTCATACTAAAGCCCGTTGATAACCTCATCTCCTTCTTTGTATCACCCTTTTCAATACAATCAAGCAATGCTCGTACATCATCATTATTATCAAAGGTGCTTTGTCTTTTTGCT